AATCGCCATGGTTACCTCCCGTTGATCAGGCGCCAGATTGAGCCGCCAGGCTGCAGGCCCTTGGCAATGGCGGTTTCGGCCTCTGTTTTGGCAGCCTGTTGAATGCCCTTGCCCAGTTGCGTGGTGTCTTCCTGTGTCGCGGTGCCGCCGTCGCCTGCCGCTTGTACAGAGACCGAGACGGGGAAGTTATAGGTGTTGCCACCGCCTCCCCCGCCACCGCCGCCGCCCAGCGCACGCACCCCAAGCTCTCCACCAGCGGTCCTGGTCAGCGGCATGATTGCCTCCGGACCGGCCTCGGCGAAGATGCCCGCTCCCTTCGCGAACGCAAACATCTGCGGTTTGTCGTGCACCTGGTTGCTAAAGCTGGACAGGCTTGGCGAGTCGTAAACGCCGCCCTTGGCATTGGCCGTGATCGCGCCGCCAATATCAGAGCCAAAGCTGGTCGCACCGGCCGACCCGCCACCACCGAACCAGGCACCAATTGCAGTACCCGCCAGGCCCGACAGCAAGCCGGAAGCAGCCTGCCGCGTGGCAATCCGCGCCATGTCCGCGATGATCGACTTGGTGAAGTCAGCGAACGAAAATTTGCCGTTGGTGGCGAAACTGGCCACCGCGTCTTCCATGGAGCTGAAGGCGTTGGTGAACAGGCTTCGAGTCTGCCCAGCCACATCCCTGGCCGAGTCTAGGTAGTTGCTGAAGGCGGAACTGGCACCATTACGCCAGTCGCTTTGCGCTACGGACATCTGCTCATAGTTGCTGAGCGTGGTCTGCGTCAGGTCGCGCTCGCTGCGATTGATCGCCTCAAGCTTGGCCTGGTACTCCTCGGCGCTCATGTTGCGCGCCGCGTCGGCCTTGTCGCGCGCCAGATCCAGGCGCTGCTGGTTGGCACGGTCTGAAATACCGTTCAGATCGCCGTTGATGGCGTTCTGGCGGTCGCTCAGGCCCACGCCCTCCGCTGCCCGGCTACCGGCGCGCTGCAACGCCGCGTTCTGCTGATCAAGCGCATCGGTGTACGACTTGATGGCGAGTTCCTGCTTCTTGAGCCGTCCCTGCTCATTCGTCGCGATAACCGAAAGCTCGCTCTCCGACTCCTTCTGAGCCTTGACCATGTTGGCCCTGGCGTCGGCGATCTTCTGGTCAAGCTGAATGCGCTGCGTTGCCGACGTGCCGGCCTTGCCCTTCGCCGCCTCAAGTGCCGAGATCTCAGCCTCGTAGGAGGATTTGACCTCGTTAGCCTGCTGCTGGAGTAAGGCAATGCGCTGGGAGGTGTAACTCTCCTGGGAGATGATGCCGGCCTTCTGCGCGGCCTCGAGCTCCTTGTCCGCGCTCTTGTAGTAGCTGAGCACGGCATTGAGCTGGTTTTTCGTATCGTTGAACGTGGTGAGGTCGACCGGGCTACTCGAACCCTTCGGGTCCTTGAACTTTTCGTTTACGTCCTTGATTTGCTGGGCGACGTACTTGGGGTCTACCCTCTTATCATCGGGGTTCGCCGCACGGATCTTCGCGGTGTCCTCGTTGATCTTTTTGATTTCCAGTGCGCGTTTTTCTGCATTGGACATCGTCGCAAGATGGCGAGCGTCGGCCCGCTCCGTCGCCGCGATACCTTCGTCTTGAATCTTCTGCCGGTCGCCAACGTACTTGCTCTGCCTTTTTTCGATCTCGACGTAGATTTCTTTGAGTCGGATGGACTCTTGGAGATCTTCACGCTCCTTCTTTACCGATGCACTGCTCGCAACGATGCTGTTCTCAGATTTTTTATCTATGTCTGCCAGTCGCGCGCGCTCATCCGCCAGCTGCTCAGCTAATCCTTTTTCCCGGCCAATTGAAAGCGGTACGTCAAGCGCAGCCTTAGCAGCGTCACGAATAGAGTTCCAGCCACGCTCAATTAACCCAAGATTTTGGGTGATCTGGCCAGACCTGGTGGCTATGGTGCTGGCGTAGGTATCAGTCAGCAGATTTGCCGCGCCTACCGTGTCTCCCTGCTCCTTGAGGGCTACGATCTGGGCGTAAACAGACGCTGTCAGAAAATGGTATTGGTCGTTCAGCTCTTTGGCTGCGGCGACCGGGTCCTTAGCGATTTTGGCAAACTCGGCGACGGTCTCATCAATGGAACGACCTGTTGCACGCTCCATTTGAAGGGCGGCAGTGGTGATCAACTCGAAACTGCCGCTGGCAATTTTCCCGTTACCCGCGAGCTTTGCGAGTACCTCGGCAGCAGCGCCGGTGGTCCCGATTGTGGAGCTGACCTGCTGGGCCATGAAGGCCAGCTGTGAAGCGCTCGTACCCGCAGCGTTGCCGGTGAAAACAAGCGCTTTGTTGTAGGAGTCAGCCTCTTCGCTGCCCTTGTAATAGGCGAGCCCGAGTGCAGCTACGGCTGCGGCTGCAAGCGTGAACGGATTTATCAGGCCGATTACGTAACCACCCAATGCCTTCGCCGCTGGAGCAATCCCGCCGAACATATCTTTCAGCTGGCCGCCCTGCTGCAGCAGAACCGTCAGCGGCGCCTGCCCGCCCTGGAGAGAGACGGCAATGTCAGTGAACTGAGCGGGCACGCCGCGCAGCGCTGCCGCCGTCTGCTTCGCCGTGTTTCCGGTGCGTGTAAGGCTGTCATCGAATCTGCCCAGGTTCGCCCGCGACTGATCGATCTTGCCCTGGTACTCGCTGAAGGTAGACGCATCCAGCGCTCCCAGCTTCTTTTGCTTGGCCAGCTTGCTCTCGAGATCGTCTAATCGACCGAGAGCTTTGACCGTTGGGTCGATCTCTCCCAGAAGATCAGAAAGCTCGTCCCGCTGCTTTTTAATCGATGCGGAAGCCTTGTCCGTACCCTTCGCTACGCGCTCTGCTGCCTTTTCTGCTCTGCCGCCGGCGGCAACAAGTTTGTCGAGGTCAGAACTCGCCTGTGCAGCATCCGTCGAATCGACCTTGATGCCGAGTTCAGCAATCGACGTCATACTTTTCTCCAGGCAAAAAAAACCCGCCGGAGCGGGTCATTTGTGATTTTCTTATCGGTCAGGCAGCAGGTATTTCGCTGCCGCAGTGCTTGCACTTAACCGCCGCCACTAGCACCTCTTCGGCGCAATAAGGGCATGCCTTGGTCTGGCGCGATTCCTTCGGCGGGAATGCAGGAGCGTAAGCAGCCTCGGCTTTTGCCATAACCTGCGGATCCTGCTTTTTAAAGGCCCACACAATTGCTGCCACCCACCCCAAGAGTGTCCACCCAAGGAATACGTTCAACAGTGCGATTGATGTGAGATTCGGGTGCTTCCTAAGCCAGGCCTCGAACGTAGGCAACATGTACAGGGCAGGAATGAACACGATCCCGCTGAATACCACAAACTCACCGAACGCATTTAGCCCGCCACGCTCCTGCCCCATGGAATAACTGTAGAACGCCAGAAATGCTAGAACGATCAGCCTCAAAACGAACATATGAAATCCTTTCCTGTAGATAGCGGCAATCTACCACCATCCCCGGGTCCTACCAAAGCCGCCTGTACGAATCCCCAGTAACGCCCGACCATCGGCCAGTAGTAGCCTCCTGCCACACGCAAGGATTTCCCAGTCCTTCGCCTGCAAGCCCAAGGACTGGGGTTGCGCCAATATCGGCGCGTTTATGATCTGGAGGTCAATATGTCGTTTCATATTACAAACGTAGGTATCGCGGAAGATGGTCGTCTGCTGGTCTCTCTAAAAAGTAATGCGTCAGGCACTCAAACTCAAATCTGGGTAACGCCAATGTCGCCGATAAACTCCCTGACCATCGCTCAAATTGAACAGTTGGCAAAGGAAGAGGCGGCCAAGGAACACACTTGCTAACGAGCGCTGGCCGAAAGCATATGAACTCGAGACGAGAGACTTTCGTCCGCTAAAGTTCTCTGGCTCGACTCTTCATTGAGTCGAGCTTTCAGTTCTTGAATCTCACGCTTGAGCTCTTCCAGCTCTTTCGTAACCACTTTGTTTGCGCTCATGCTTCTCTCCTGCGGCCATGCCGCGTCATGTTGGTTGTTTACGTCCGACTCTCGCTCATCACCAGCAGCGCTTCGGCTTCCATCATCCGAAGGTCAGGGAAAGCCTCCGACA